TTATTGAAAATTTCTTTAATAGTGATATAATGAAATTGCAAAGGGTCAGGGACGGTTCACTTCTTTCCCACGCGGGAGCCTTTCAATGCTTTGGGCTTTGCCCAAGAGGAAAGGAGTGATGGAGGCATGGACGCTACGCAAGCGATTGTTCTTGTGCTTAGCTTCGGATTTTTGTTCGTGGCGGCGACAGGGTACATACATGCGTGTGGCCGAAGGCCAAAAAAATAACCGCCCCCCCATCCAAAGGTTAGCGGCTATTTTCGCACTTTGGGCCGCCTACTTCGGTAGGTGACCCTTTGCTTTTGTATATATATTATACTCTTATTTCCAAAAAAATGCAAGAGACGATACTGATGTGCAGCGCAATTTTAGCTTTGTTCTTAGCTGGACTATGCCATTTTTCCCGGTGGATTACCGGGGGCTTGAGAAAAAAGTAGATGCCGAGATTATTTCTCGGCTTTATTTTTTATCTGCTCTGTATTCTGGATTACCAGAAAGATCATCTATATAAGCTAAGACTTTTTTGATTCCACCATTGTTCAGCCGCTTTAAGCTGTTAAGATATTCCAATTCAACGTTTGAAAAGCATATTTCTTTATACTTATTATCATTGCACGTTTTTTGGAACTTTTCAAGTGCTTCATTGAAAGAAAAATTTTCGTCTGTCTCTTCATCATCCGGCATGAGAGTTCCCCATGGCACATTAAAATACTTGGCAATTTTCTTGATGCTTTTAATGGATGGGTTTTGCTTATGCTGTTTCCATTGGCTTACTAAATTGTTAGCAATACCGGTTTCTTTACTTAGCTGATATGCTGAAACTTCCCTGTTGCTCATCAAATTTAAAATCTTGTAAATACTGTCCAATTTTACAACCAACTTTCTGTATATAACGTAGAATATCGAATATTTCTCTAAATTTGCTTGACTATCGAAGAAATATCCGATATACTGCTAATTGGACGATGGGTCAAAAACAACAGGGCGTTGCTTTCATTTAATGTGGTGATTTCATGATAGCAGATTCTGTTTCCGTTTGCAACCCTCGTACTAAAATTATGAAGGGGTTTTCTGAAATGGAAAACAAATTGTCTATCGGGAGCATCATCACTGTTGGCGACATGAGGTTTCACGACATTGAGGGCGGCTTTGGCAAGGACAAGCGTGCGATGCTCGTAAAAGAAATTGCTGAAATTCATGGTAAGACTCTCTATCACATCAACGAACTGATAAACAACAACCGCAAGCGCTTCATTGACGGCAAAGACATTCTCGATCTTTTAGGTATCGGTCTGAACGATACCGAAATTCAGGCATTTGGATTTACCCAGCAAGCGATTAATTCCTACCGAGGATTGAAAGCAAAAGGCAAGACCGCCGGAATCTACATTCTCTCGGAACGTGGTTACTCAAAGCTCCTCAAAATCATGGACGACGACCTTGCTTGGGAAAAGTACGACCAACTTGTAGATGGGTATTTTGAGATGCGCAAAGACGCAAAAGAGAAACCGGCTCCGCTTATCAAAGTAAAGGAAGCCGAGGCACGTTTGAACAATTCACGCGCCCGTAAGGCTTCCATGTACATGAAGATTGCAGATGCAAAAGTCGTTCCCGACAAGTACAAACAAGTTCTTCTCTCATATGCCACGAAAGAGCTAAACGGGGGAGAAGCAGTGCTTCCGCTGCCGCCTACGCAGAAAGGATATTCCGCACAAGAAATTGGCGATATGTTCGGTTTAACCGCAAACATGGTTGGCAGAGTTGCAAATCGAAACGGCCTAAAAAAATCGGAATATGGGGAACTTCGCGAGGACAAATCAAAGTCCAGCCCAAAGGAAGTACATACATGGGTTTACTTTGATTCGGCGATCCCTGCCTTTGAGCATGTCCTCGGGAAAAAGGCAAGTAGCGCCAACTTCTAAATTGACCCCTCGGTATTTGAAGGTCGTAAAATAGCGTTTCAGATTTCAAGGTTCATGCGGCGGTTCGTCGTGGGCGGCGAACCAGACCGCCCTGTTAAAGTACGTCTGCTTTAACTTGTATGAGTTTATTATATACCTTGATCTATAACTTGTCAACACATTTATTGACTTTTATTTTAATTTGTAAATAGGAGTGTTTACTTATGACAAAATTGGAGTATCCGGTTACTGTAGAAGCGTTTGGTAAAAAGTATGAAGAGATCTGCGGGCAAAAGATGCCGGAACGGCAGAAACCGTTTTGGGACGGATTTGTCGGCCTCATTGATGATGCATACAGCGCGGGTGTATTGACCGGCGTACGAAAAGCGCACGAAGCGGTTTGTAAGGCATAGCCAGAATACGGATTCCGACGTTTTTCAAAGCCATAGACGTGACTTTATCGGCTTGCAATGTAATTTCACGTCCATGGCCTTTGTACGCTGTTAGGCTTTAATTATTGTATGTATGTATTTGTTTACACCAGTGTTTCAATAACGTATATATACTTGCAATTTTATTAATTTTGTGGTATAATATGGGGTGTGGAAAGAACATTTCCACGATCAAAAAGGTGCTATCCTTGCGCAGGAGAAAAGCGGTTGCCGCCGCAACCGCCCGCGCCTTATTTTTTATCGAACGGCGGCAGTCGGACACAGAAACTTGCATGGACAAGGACAACGTGCCAGAAAGATACGGCGGGGTCAAATGAATTACAGAGAAAAGTACAAGCAACATTATGGAATTGATTTTGGGCCAGAGTATGAAGTACATCACCTTGACTTAAATCATCAGAACGATGACATTGAAAATCTTCTTTTGCTTCCAAAGGAAATTCACATTGAATATCACAGGGCACTTTTTGCATTGACGCCTTTTGACTCATTTGAATTTAATAAAGGAATTATTAAGTTTGACCCAACAATCAGAGGGCTTGATGAACCGTGTGCAACTGTTGATATGCAGAAGATTAACACGTTTATATCTGTTTATAAAAGCTGTCAGCCTTGGATGGACTATAAACATTATTTGGATGGGCGCATTTCTAATATTCACGGTATCCAATTAGGGGGTGCTGTCTGATGGGGATTTCTCGAATTGTAAGCACCGACTTTTGGGAAGATGGACTTGTAAATGATTCATTTTCTCCAGAAGATAAATATTTTATGCTTTATCTCATGACGAATCCGCACAGTAAACAGGCAGGAATTTACAAGTTAAACAAAAAAATTGCCGCATTTGAGCTTGGATACAGCGTAGAATCTGTATCTGCCCTTCTTGATCGGTTTGAAAATAAATACCATCGCATAATTTATTCTACAAAAGAGCAGGAAATTGCCGTGCTGAACGCTCCAAAATACAACATTGTTAAAGGCGGAAAGCCAGTTTTAGACTGCATTGAAAAGGATTTGTCACAAGTAAAAGATAAGTCTCTTATTTCTCGTATGTACCAACACTTGAAAACCTACTTTGATGAATCAGATAAACCATCCATTCAACAAGTAGGAGGAGTTTGGAAGAAAGCATCCGACACCTTTAAAGAAGTTAATGACAATGACAATGACAATGACAATGACAGAATCGTGGACGTATCGTGTGACGAATCGTACCACGAATCGTTACCAGAAGAAAACAAGTTAGAAGATAAATCTTCCAGAAGTAGAACCTCCCCTATTCCCTATGAAAAAGTTGCAAGCCTTTACTCAACTATCTGTACAAGCTACTCTAAGTTAGCAAAGCTTTCAGATGCACGCAAAAAAGCCATCCATGCTAGATTCAATTCTGGATATGAATTAGACGATTTCAAGCGCCTATTTGAGATGGCAGAAGAAAGCTCTTTCCTAAAAGGTAAAAATGATAGACATTGGCATGCAACGTTTGATTGGCTAATTAAGGACACAAATATGGCAAAGGTACTTGAAGGTAACTATGCTGATGATAAAAGCAAATTAAGTGCTGGCTCCAACGATTCTGGAAGCCATACAGGCAATAAAAAGGGATGGGGCGGTTACTTATGCTAAAGCCAAACTATGAAGCCGAAATGTCTGTAATCGGCTCAATTATGATGGAACCTAAAAAGGTAATGCCACTTTCTGCAATGAGACTGAAAGCGGACGACTTTAAAACACCAGAACTCCGAACGCTCTATGAAACCTGTTTGCAGCTTTTTAAGTCTGGACGGCCCATTGATACGGTAACCGTCGTTTCAATAGTGGGCGACGAGTATAAGCCGACTATTGTTTCAGCGGCAGAGACGGCTCCGCATACAAGCCATGTTTCTGCATACATAGATGCGGTAAAGAAACGGTCGCAAAAAATAGCCGCGTACAACAAGGCAATGCAGTTTGTTACAGACATTGAAGATGAATCGCTCCCCATTGAACAATGCAGGAGCGGAGCAGCGGAAGTCGTAAATTGCTTCAACGAAAATGAACAGCAGGAAGCGGTAACGGCAGAACAGGGATATATGGATTTCATTGATCGCATGGAACATCCGAAGCCTCATTTGCAGACCGGATATGGACAACTTGACCGGTTCATGTATATCGACAAAGGCGACTTTATTGTCATTGGTGGCAGGCCGAGCGCCGGAAAGACTGCTTTCACGCTTCAAATGATGCTGCATATGGCAGAAGAGCATAAAGTCGGGTATTTTTCGTTGGAAACCAGTCCGCAGAAGGTGTTTGACCGGATTGTTTCTAATTACGACTGGACATCATTTTCAAAAATTAAACGTGCAGACCTAGATGATGACGACTGGACAAATATCACGCAGTGCTACGACACGTTTCATAAACTCGGTTTTGAAATTATCCCAGCCGCCGGGTGGACGGTTGACAAGATTAAGAGCTATTCGGAGATCAGGCAGTATGAGATCGTGTTTATCGACTACTTGACGCTTATCCGATCGCAAGGAAAAGACGATACGGAACGGACAACGCATATTTCAGAAGATCTCCATACATTTGCGCAGCAGGACGAAACCACGATTATTGCCCTTTCGCAACTCAATCGTGGCGGTGCCAACGGGAACGCAGACATGACAAGCCTCCGGCAGAGCGGACAGATTGAGCAGGACGCGGACGGAATTATCTTGATCCAGTATAACGACAAAACGCCGGACGTCCGGGAGATTAAAATAGCAAAGAACAAAGAGGGATTAATCGGAAAAATACATGCTTCCTTCGACGGAGATCATCAGCGATTTGTCCTTGAAGACTCCGAAAGAGCGGAATAGAGAAAACAATATTTGAGAGCGCCATTCAGAGCGCCTGACCTTAATTCGCAGAGCAAGAGGGTTTGGCGCTCTTTGCTTTGCCGCAAGACAGGCGGTGAATGTAGAAATGGTCTATTTTATGGCAATAAACGGCGTGACCGTAAAAACCCCGCAGGATTGCACATGGGGATTACAGGATATTTCAAGCCCCGATTCCGGGCGCACTAACGACGGAAAAATGCACAACAATGTTATTGCACAGAAAAGAAAGCTCACGGTAAAATGGGGGCCTTGTACATGGGCAGAGGCTAAAAAAATAACCCAATTCTGCAAGAACAAAGGCTCCCAGCTATCTGTAACATATCCTGACATTATGACGGGCACGATGGCGACAAAGCAGTTCTATACCGGTGACTGTACAGTGGAGTATCACGAGTGGCATGAAAATGTAGCAATTGTTAGCGGCATTTCTTGTGACTTTATTGAAATTTAAGCAGATTGGAGTGACTTTAAAATGGCAGTGGCCACAAGTGCCAATTACAACAAAATTATTGTTCTCCCCGGTGGCAAAAGATTCCACTCCGGCGCTCATATTGATTTTGCGGACGGTACCTCAATTGAAATGGACGACCGGAACATCATGGAAGGGTATCCAGCCATTGACGATAAAGTCTCGGAAGAAGGGCAGTTTGAGCTTGGGGGAGCCTATTCTAGTTTGCTTACTTTGAAGCTCAACAATTTTGAAAAAGCGTTCAGCGACTACAATTTCAAAGGAGCCACTATTAAACCATGGATCGGCCTTACTACAGCGGTACATTGGCGGGACGGAGAAATCGTTGAAAAGATTCAGCGCGGAGTATTTAACGTAGACAGTTCACCGGAAACAAACAACGTAATCACGATCACAGCATATGACAATCTTGCCAAATTGGACGTTGCCTATTCGGCAAAGAGTAGTTTAGCGTATCCGGCGACATTGGCGCAGATCGTCGCGGATGCCTGCTCTGCCTGCGGCGTTAACCTTGCGACGGCTGCTTTCCCAAACAGCGACTATGTTGTTGCGAAACGGCCTGATTCCGGCACGATTACTTGCAGGGAAGTCTTGCGGTACGCGGCCCAGCTTGCCGGATGCTTCGCTAAATGCAACCGCGACGGTGACGTCGAAATCAGATGGTATGAGGAACCGGATCACGTCTTTGATATTGGGAAAAATGCAGCATCCTATAGCGTTGCAATATCTGACACAACCATTACTGGCATCCAGATTGAGGGAAACGACGATTCCAACACGATTTACAAGGCAGGGACGGACGATTTTCCAGTTCGTATAAAAGATAACCCACTGGCGCAAGACGGTCTGCAAAGCCTTGCAAACTCACTAGAAACGCAACTGGTTGGGAAAGCGTTTCGCTCGTATTCCGTGAGCGCACCCATGAACCCGGCGGTTGAAACAGGTGATATTGTCAATCTGACGGACAAAAAGGGTATTACCCACAAGACGATAGTTTCGGGTCTACAAATTACTTTTGGAGATTCCGAACAGTATCTGGGCGACGCAGAATCTACCGATGAAAACCAGTCGGAACGATTTACAGCGGCAGAAAAAGCCCAAAGCTCTGCAAACAAAGCCCAGCAGACAGCCAATGAAGCGAGTACCGGAGTTGAAGAGGCCAAAACGGAAATTAA